CATTTGATTATGGTGATTTACAAACAGGTGGAGACGCATTCTTACTATCTGAAAATGCAGGTGAATATGTAGCAATCAATAACATTGAAGTTGATAACGTAACTGGTGTTGTAACTATATCTCCAGTAGGAAATATTGGATTTAGTACAGACTACGCAAATGCACAAGCAGTTGAATTAGGTGTCTACATAACTAAAATCAATACTAGTTTTGATGTTTGGACATTATCTCCAAACCATAGAGCAGAAATGTTCCCTACACTAAGTGCTGGTTGGAACTGGGATGACAATGGCGCAGGTAGCTTTACTTATTCTTACAATGGTGTTGGTGTATTAAACGCTGATATTAAAGTAGGAATGTATATACCAGGTGATGGTGGTAAACTATCTAGAGTTAAGAAAATCGTTAAAACATTTGTAGATGATGTAACTTATTATAGATTTGAAACTCACAGAGTAGTTTCTTTAAGACCAGCTTACGCACTTAAGAGATACGAAGACGCTTCTGGATTCTATAAGACATTCCCATTAGAAGGTGGAACACAAACTGCAAAAACAATTGCAGAATTACTAGCAGCAATTAAGCCAGGTACTGGTTTAGGTAACGCTTTAGTAGATAAAGACAACATTACATTTAGATATGTAGTTGATACATTTGGTTCTTTAGAGAACGGATCAATCTTAAATAAGGAAGAATTATCATTCTTATGTAAAGAAAGACAAAATGCAGCAGCAATTCTTAACGCACCAATGGTGAAAGAACTTAAAGCAGCAACTAACCCAACGTTTAAAGACTCATTTGCTCCTTACGGATTTAATGTACGTCACGTTGCAACAGGAGGTAACTTAGATACTAATCCAACATCTCTTTACACATTACCATCGATCAACGAAGGTGCATCTTACGCATTCTACTACGGTCCTGGTCTTAATGTAATTGAGAATGGAAGAACTAAAGTAATTCCACCAGCAGCTTACGTATCAAACAACTATATTGACAAATATTTAGATGCATTACCATGGTCAATCATCGCAGGTCCAAGAAGAGGAGTTGTAGGTGGTACTGGAGTACAATCTTTAGAGTTCTCATTTGATAAGAATGATAGAGATATTCTTGAGCCATTTGGTTACAACCCAATCGTATTCGAAAGAGGCGTAGGTTTAACTATTAAAGGTAACAAGACTGCACAACAAGGAGTTCAATCAGCATTATCTTCAGCTCACGTAAGAGAAGTATTAATTTACATTGAAGACGGTCTTGCAGAAATCCTTAAGAACTACCTATTTGAATTCAATAGCGCTCAAACTAGATTAGAGATCAAAACTCTAGCTGATAACTTTATGGAATCAGTGAAGAAAGATGGTGGTGTATACGACTATAAGAATATCATGGATGGCTCAAACAACACGTCTGAGGTTATCGATAACAACATGGGAATCTTAGATACGTTCGTAGAACCAGTTAAAGGTCTTGAAATCTTAGTATCGAGAGTAACAGTATTAAATACAGGTGAAATCGCAACGGGTAACTTTGCATAAGAAAACAACGATATATAAATAAAATAAGAAATTAAAGATATGGCTTTACCACATTATTCAGAGGACCAAACTAGCAAGAAGGGAAGAAACTTCGAGCCCGTTCAAGCTAACCTATTCGAGGTAACAATTTTACCACCGGATGGAGTTGCTGGACAAGAGTTCCTTTTACAACACGTTAATTCAATCAGTGGATTAGATACTATGGCTCCTGCAGTAGATGCAATCGGACAAAAATATAAGTTTTCCGATAGATCTTACGCTGGTATGCCTGGTGCAACTGCAATTGATATTACAGTTAGCTTCTCGCTTAACTTAAATGATTCTAACCAAGCTTACTTGTATAAAACATTAAGACAATGGTATAGAGCTCAATATAATCCAGAAACTGGAGAAATGGGTCTTAAAAAGAATTATGTTGGTACAATAGTTGTTGTACAATTTAACAGAGAAGGTGATATTTACAGAAAAATTACTTTAGATGATTGTTTCATCACTTCAGGTGTAAACCTTGTTGGTGAACTTAACTACGAGTCAGCTGACGCAGTAGCATTAGAAGTAGGTTGGAAGTGTGATACTTTTTCAGAAGAGTTGAACTAATTTAATAAATTAAGTATAAAGAACGTGTCTAAACAACACGTTCTTTTTTTAACTTTAAAAAACATAATATAATATTCAGTTAATAAGAGATTATGAGCGATAAACTAACAAAAAAATTACAAGTACTGCTTACCGAAGAGGAAGTCAGGGAAGTAAACAGGATTATTCTGAACGACGCTTTGGATAATGAGACTCGTCCCATATCCGTTAGCGGGTTCATAAGAAATCTAATTAAATCAGAATTAAGTAACAGAAGCGTAGAGCAAAGATCCTACATTAAACAAAATCTTAAAAACCTAAAAAGTAAATAAAATGAGCAAAGACAAAAACAAAATGAGCGCCGAAGAAGCTAAAATGGCAAGAGCTTTAGAAGCCAAAGACGGTATTAATAGACCAACTGCCGAGTCGAATACTCCTGCAGCAAACGACATGGAAGCAGCAGTAGATTCTGCAGGTTTAGGTAGAGTTAATATGGCAAATTTTACACCAGATAAAGCACAATCTTCTGATAGTGCATTAGGATGGCATGTATTAGATCAGATTACTTTACCATCAATGGGTAAATTTTATCCTGCTGATAGCGTAATTAAAATCAGATCTGCAAGAGCAGCTGAAATTAGACACTTTTCTACAATGGATGAGAACAACTACATTGATATGGAAGAGAAGTTAAATTCAATTGTTGAATCATGTGCACAGATGACTGCTGGTAATAAAAGACTATCTTACAAAGATATTTTAGAAGAGGATAGAATTGTTCTATTACTTTCCATTAGAGATCTTACTTTTCCGGAACCAGAAAATAAGTTAATGTTATCTGGTAAAACTGAAAAGACTAAAAAGCAACAAGAGGTTGAGTTATCAGTTAAAAACTTAGTACCATCTATTATCGATGAGGAAATAGAAAGGTATTATGATGACAAACAGAGAACGTATGTTATTAAAACTCGTTCTGCTGGTGAAATCATCATGGCACCACCAACAATTGGTGTTATGCAAGAGGTTACTCAATACTTAAAAGATCGTAATGAAAAAGAACTAGAATTTGATAAAGCATTTATTCAAGTATTGCCTTATATCCAGAGTGACTGGAGAGTTCTAAGCCTAACAAAGATATTTCAATTAGAAGTAGATTACAAGGCATGGGATCAAAAAAAGTTTATGATTGTATATAGACTTGCTGAAAGAATGAGAATTGGTGTTCAAGCAACATTAGAAACTACCGGAGACAATGGAGAATTGGTGAAAGCCCCTCTTGAGTTCCCAGGTGGCATCAAAAGTCTTTTCATTATTTCAGATCTCGCTGGAGAATTACTTTAAGACAAAGTTCTACCTGGGTATACATCTTAGGATGCAGCCTTCAGAGATCGAAAACATGTATTACTACGAATATTGGTATTATGTCAAGAATCTGTCGGAGTACATCAAGAATAAGAATAAGCAACAATCGGATCAACAAGAACAGGCCAACGATCAACAGAGCGCAATGAGCTCTAAGTATAAAACGCCTTCGATGCCCAAGATCCCATCTATGAAGACGCCATCGTTTAAGATGCCGAAAATGTAGAGATATATAATAAGAGTGAGGGGTATGTTTTCCTAAGCATACCCCTTTTCTATAAAAATAATAAGCAGCTACATGCCTAAAAAGAATTTTTTATCATCCGCGTTTGATAAGCTTAGTGATAAACAAGGAGGTATTCTAGAGGAAATTAGTGCAAATACACTTGTTGTCGCAGAAACCTTTGAAGAAGGTGGAGAGATATTTGATAGAATAGACAGAATGGTTGAGGCCATTGAAACTATTGTTGAAAGTACTAAAAGCGGTAGCGGTGGACTTCAAGAAGCTATTGTATTAAATTTAGTAGCACCTACACTTAAACCTATTGGTTTAGGTATGGGCTTTATTATTGATGCGTTAAACCAGGCCGAGAGTGCTGAAGATTTAACGTCAAAATTCGGTGCACTTAATGCCGGATTAGTAGTATTAGGAGATATAGGTAAATCTATATTAATGTTTGCAGCAACGATGGTAATAGGAATACCAATCTTAATGATCGCTGCAGTTACCGCCCCAGTCTGGGTTGGTGGTATATTTGTTATTATACAGGGTATTAAAATGGCAACTCAAGGCCTAAAAGAAGGCGAGTTGGATAAATTAGTAATACTCCATGCCATTGGTATATCAATTATGAGATTTGGACTAATGATGGCAGCAATGGTATTGATAGCACCCGTTGCAATTATAGGTATGTTATTTACAGTACCTCTGATTTTAGGTGTTGTTGCAATGGCTAAGTATATAGAAGAACATTTAGGTAAAGATGCTATAGAGAACTTTAGAAATTTTAATGAAGCGATGGTGATGTTAGGCCTAGGTTTATTAGCTATAGGACTTTCTTTAGCATTTATGGGCGTTTTCTACACACAGGTCTTTACGGGACTTGCAGTTGCAGCAGGAATTATTTTAGGGCTAGGCTTTTTATTTATGATATGGGATAAAGGATTTGGAATATCTCAGAAAAAAGCAGAGGGTTATGCAAAGGCATTAGCATTCTTAGGTCTTGGTTTAATTGGTATTGCATTAGGCTTAATGTTAATGAACGCATTTGCTGTACCAATCATGAAAGGTTTAATGGTAGCAGCACTAGTATTAGTGGTAATAGGTGGTGTATTCTGGCTCTTCCAAAAAATGGGAATTAATAAAACCATTAAGAAAACATCAGCGGGCTTAATCTTAGCTGCAGGCGCAATCTTAGCTCTTTCTGTAGCATTAGCTATTGCTAATTTAATAATGCCTGG